AAAAATCATTCCTACATGGGGTGATGTTCTAAACAGAGCAAACCTTGGTATGGAAGTTATGCATGAAAGAAATGCACACAACTTCCCATTAGACCTAGCATGTGCTGAGTCTACAGAGGTTGCACTAACTGCTCCAAGCATTGGTTAAAACCAAAATCACTTATTAATTTCATTTACCCCGAAAAAAATTTCGGGGTATTTTTTTGTCTATTAGACTTTTTCTAAATAAAATTAACTTACAATTTTATATGGGTATTCTCCAGTCATCTAAAGCTTATGTTTTTAATTTACAGACAACGAGTTCAGCAGAGGCAAAACGATTATGGAGGAGGGATATAAAAGAAAAATGGCATTATGAATGTGCCTATTGTGGGAATAAAAATAATCTGACAATCGATCATGTTGTTCCTAGATGTAAAGGTGGAACAGATTTTACAAAGAATGTTGTATGCTGTTGTAACACTTGTAATCAAAGAAAGGGACATGAATCTTGGGAAGAGTGGTATTTTAATCAGGAATTTTTTAATATGAATCGATATAACAAAATTCAAGAATGGATGAAACCTGATCCTGTTAAAAACTTATTCTTATATAAACCAAGAAGAAATAATCTAACCTGATAAATACATCAGACAGTATATACTGTCTTTTTGTGGTACATACCGAATAGAATAAATGGCGACGCCAATACGAATAAAAAGATCTGCGGTATCTGGAAAGAGACCACAGTTAACAGATTTACAGGTAGGAGAATTAGCGCTTAATACTTATGATGGTTCTCTTTTTACTGAGAGAGATACTGGTGGAGTTGGAATAGCAACAACTGTAAGTAATCTTACACCATGGACGGAGAGTTATGGTGCATCTTCAATAAGTTACTTGAACTCAGTTGGTATTGGAACTAATAGTCCAGAATCATTGTTGCATCTTCAAGGAACAGGTGGTAATACATCAGGATTACATTTTGAAAATGGTGCTGGTGAGACTCTTAAAATGTTCTTTGGTAGTAATACTTCTAACTCTCAATTCAGTCTTAACTATGGTGGAACTGGCCAGAATGAATTAATATTTACTCATGATGGAAATATCATAACCAATCAAACAACTGGTAGTCTTGGTGTTGGAACTTATAATCCATCAGCATCATCAAAATTAGATGTATTTGGACATACAGAATTAGATGATTTAAATGTTTCTGGTGTTTCAACATTTGTAGGAAATGCTCAGTTTGATGGTAATGTTTCTATTGGTGGGACATTAACATACGAAGACGTAACTAATATAGATGCAGTTGGATTAATTACTGCTCAGAGTGGTATTCGTGTTACTGGTGGTGTAATTGAGGCACAAGCAGGGGAGAATAAGATACCATCTCTTTATGCAAATCTAGCAGCATTACCTAATGCGAACACGTATCACGGTATGTTTGCCCATGTTCATTCTACAGGTAAAGGATATTATGCTCATGGTGGTAATTGGATAGAATTAGTTAATAAGGATACAAGTGGTAATGTAGCACTAAGTGGTGATTTAGATGTAGATGGTCATACAGAATTAGACAACTTAAATGTATCTGGTGTATCAACATTCAATGATAATGTAACAATTGGTAATGCAGCAGGTATCTCTGCAAATGCAAATGCTGATAATCTTGTGCTTGGAGAATCAAGTGGTAATCAGGGAATTACAATACTCTCTGGTCAGAGTGCAACTGGAAATTTATTTTTTGGAGATTCTGTTAATTCATCTGCTGCAGGAATTCAATATTTCCATACTGATAATCATATGGAATTCCGTATTGCTGGTGGTGAAAAAGTTCGATTCACATCAGGTGGTTTCGTTGGTATTGGAACTGAAGCTCCATCACACAAGTTAGAGGTTAATGGAGGTAGTTCATTAAAAGGTAATTTAAGTGTTACTGGAGTTTCAACATTCACTGGTAAAATTATTGCGAATAGTGATATTGGTATTGGAGTTAATAATCCAAGTCAAAAACTTGATATACGTGATTCTGATCCTCGTATACAATTAGTTGATACAGATAACAATGAAAATATACAGTTAAGAAATAACCAAGGAAATTTTATTTTAAGTGCAACAAAAACTTCAATCTTTAGTGGTGGTGGCCAAAAAGTTCTCATCACATCAGATGGTGATGTTGGTATAAACACTAATAATCCTGCAGGTAAATTACATATTTCTTCTGGAACATCTGGTGATTGTGAATTAATAATTGAAGCAGATACGGATAACAGTAATGAATCTGACAATCCAAGAATAATATTCAGACAAGATGGAGGACAAGATCAATCTGCGGTTGGAACTGAAAATAACGAACTAGTATTATCTAACTCTGTTTCTGGTGGTGGTATTGTATTTAAAACTGGAACATCAGTTGGATATGCTAATGCCACTGAAAAACTTCGCATTACATCAGATGGTGATGTTGGTATCGGAACTAATAATCCCACAGAAAAACTTCATTTAGTAGCAGATTCTGCATTTCAAATTCTTTTAAAAAGAGGTGGTGCTTCTCCTAGTGAGGTAATATTCGGGAATGAAAATAATACTGCCAGAATCTCAAATAATACAAATGGAATAGATTTACGAACAGGTTCGACTCCATCATCTTCGATGCTTATTGACCAGAATGGTAATGTTGGTATCGGAACTGATGATCCAGGTGCAAAATTAGATGTACATGGAAATTCAAGATTAAATGGAGACTTAAATGTCTCTGGTATTGCAACAATCGGGTCTGGTGGTTCTGGTCAGGCAGTCTTACAATATGGAGGTTCAACAAAATTAAACACAGCAAATTGGGGAGTATCAGTAGCAGGAACTCTTCAATCCACTAATTTTATAAAGACTCTTAATCAAAGTAGTTCTACTGATGGTAAATCTATATTTCTTACTAACACATCTGGGAATCTACTTGAAATAGGACACACAAGTAATAATAGTTTCATCACAGGACACGTAGGAAATATAAACATTAATGCTTCCACAGTTGCTATTAGCACGAATATGACTGTTGGTGGTGTTTCTACGTTTTTTGGGAATAATGGTGATGATGCAATCATAGCTTGGAAAAATATAAACTTAGATAGTAATTCTTATAAATTGCAACTCGGTAATTATCAATATTTACAAATATATCACAAGATTGGTGATTCTTATGTAGGACATACAACAGCAACTGGTGATCTAAATTTACAATCCGCTAGAAATATCTATATTAGTCCTGATACTCCTGCTGATAGTGGTAATGCAGGTGGTGGACCTGGAGGAATTGCCTTGCAGTTTGGCAGAGTGGAGATTTATGATGGTAGTAGTCTTAAATTTCGAACAACATCAACAGGAGCTGTTGTATCAGGAATCTTAACTGCATCATCGTTCAGTGGTTCTTTGTCAGGTATTGCGACTGGTGCTGATAAAGTTTATGTTGATGAATCTGAGGATGATAATAAGGCTTACAATATTATATTTACTGATGAAGATCCAGATGGAGGTAATTCATACCATACATTACAAGTAGATAACAATGGATTGACATTCAATCCTGGTACAAATGTTCTTGCTGCAAATGCAGTACAGGGAACTAGCTATATGCGTTCTGGTAAGTATTATTATCATAACGACATTACCACTTTTATAGACTTTACTGGTGGTGGTGACTTTCTATTCAAAACAGCAGATACTACCAGAGCTACAATTAATGACGGTGGATTGGATATAAGTGGTGCTTTAAATGTATCTGGTATTGCAACCTTCCAAGGCAATGTATCAATCGCTGGTACATTAACATACGAAGACGTAACAAATATAGATTCAATTGGTATCATAACAGCAAGAAGTGGTATTGAGGTTGGTACTGGAACAACATTACAAAGTTCTACAACTGTAGGTACGGGTAAAGCATTAAGAATAATATCACCTTCAGGATATATTGATGTTGGTTCACAAAATACATCTTATGCTCATTTTTATACAGATAGACAAAGGTTTTATTTTAACAAAAGATTAATTGTTGATGAAGGTATAATCGGTTCCTTCAATGAAGATTTAAAATTAGCAACTGATCAGACTGAAGAAAGAATAATAATCAAAAGCGACACAGGTAATGTTGGTATCGGAACTAATAGTCCACAAACAAAGTTACATTTAAGACAGGGAACAGATAACAATACAGATGGTTTTAGAATAAGTCGTACAAATAGTGCTGCTACTTATAGTCAATACATTGATACTAGTTCTACATTTAACATTGGATATTCAAATCCAAGCACGGATGATCCTGATCCCCAAATAACTCTTAATCAGATTGGTTATGTCGGTATCGGAACTAATCTTCCACAAGCACTATTAAATGTTGCGTCAAACTCCCCTAATTTTAGAATAACAGATTTGAATAGTTCGGCTGGTGCTGGTAATACATCATATACTCAATTAACAAATATAAATGGAAATACTTATGTTTATACGAGAGCAAATGAGAATAATGGTAATTATCTAATAGGTGGTCAAGGTAATGGTGTATTTGATGAGTTTATTCGCATCACACATCAAGGTAAAGTTGGTATCGGAACTAATAATCCACAAACAGCATTAGATATTTATGCAACACCCATAGATACTGCTACATTAAACACCACTAATTGTAAAAATTTAGGTCTTTGGGTTCGTGCTAAGAATCCAAGTAACACTACAGGCAACATTTATACTGGTATAACTCTTGGTGAAGGAAGAGCAGGTTTATATGCTTATGATGATGGAGGAGGTGCAGCTCATGGCATGGGATTTTGGACTGGTAGTAACTCAGGAGTTAGTGAAAAACTTCGCATCACAAAAGATGGTGATGTTGGTATCGGAACAGATACTCCAGTTGGTGCCCGACTTAGAGTTCATAAGGATGGACTCAATACAACATTACAACAGTGGGGAGGTAATCTAGGTTCAACTACTGGCCAGAGATTTATGCAGTTGTATTCTCCAGCAACTGACTCTGGAAATGATTACTTTAGATTCCAAACAGGAAACGCATTTAAATTTCAAGTTGATACTATAGATGCATTATGTATCAATTCAGCAGGTGATATTGGTATCGGAACTGATAGTGTAGATGCAAAACTTCATGTTGAAAATGGAACGGTTTGGATAGACAATAATTCTGGTGATACTACCACAAGATCAAATACTCTTACAGTTTCTCACACTCATGGTGCTACTTTCACACCAGGAGTAGATCCAGGTGACGCTAGGAGAATAGCTTCATTTATAACAAAAGGAGCAACCAAAGCAGTAATTCTTTCAATGAGAAATCTGGATGATGGTAACGCTTTCTTTGACTTCGTTGCTGACGGAAATACAGATAAGTTTTATGTTCAAGGAAATGCAGCTCGTGCTGCTGGATTAGGTCCTGCTATAACTTTAGATACATCCAATAATATTGGCATCGGAACTAATGATCCAATTGGAACCAATGCTCTTGCAGGTAATACTGCAACATTAGCGGTTGGTATTTTAACTGCAAACACAATTTACGGAAATGTCGTTGGTGGTCTCTCTCCTACTGGAAACATATTTATCGGTGGTGATTTAGATGTAGATGGTGATACAGATCTAGATGTATTAAATGTTTCAGATACAGCAACATTTTCTTCTAATTTAATTGCAAATGTTAATGTTGGTATCGGAAGTGCAATTCCACAAGCAAAATTAGATATTCTTGCAAGAGGAGATACTCAAAAAGGAATTAGATTATTAGACTCCAATGCTGCTCAATCAGCACCTTACATAGAAGTTATTGGTAAAAGAAGTGATGGTAATAGCTCTCAAGGTTTTGGTGGAAAGATACATTTAGCTAAAAACAGAACAGGTGATAAAATTAATAACGGTAGCATGTTAGGTGCTGTTGCTTTTGGTGGTAATCATACAGATGGAACTGAGGCAAATATTTTATATACAGCATCCATATCTGCAGTTGCTAGTGATAGTTTTGATTCTGCAACAGATATGCCAACTGATTTGATATTTTTAACTGGTTCTACGGGTAAAACTCCAACAGCAGTTAATACAACTACTGGTACAGAAAGACTTCGCATCAAATCAGATGGTGGAACTGCATTAACTCGTACTCACCTTGGTGGTAGAAGATCTACTGATACTTCACAAAATTATTTCAAAATTGGTACTTGGAAAGGTTTTACTGTAGGATCTAGAGCAAAAATCACAATTTTTGGAACTGCAACATTTAACTCAGGTGAGAACGTTGCTGGTGAGACAGTAATTTACCTTGCACTCGCTGCGGATGAGACCATGCATGGTCATTTCCATAGCATATCTCATACTAGACCTGGTGTTCAAAAGGTAATTTATAAGTTGGGAAATAGTAACACAGAAGCTGAGATTTGGATAAAGTATGAACTAAATTACGCCATGACTAAATGTATGGCTGATGTGTCTCTTGGTACATGGGAGGCAGCTGATGTGAATACTGGTTCTACAAATGTGGCAACTGGTGCAACAGACGCAAATATTGATTCGAGGTATGCAATATTTACATCAAATGGAACTAGTTCTAAAGAAAGATTTCGTGTCAGTAATGATGGTAGTGTGACGATTACAGATCAAGGTGGATTGGCTAACACACCAAGTCTACAAGTTGATAACAATATATCTGCTAGTTTTATTCATACAATGCAAGCCCTAACCCCAAATATAACAGCTGGGCAGCAAAATATAATATTATTAGGAAGACAAAGAAGTGTCAAAAATACAGCATTTATTGGATATAAGTATTCTGGAGCGGCTGGTAGTAATGATAATTTATTTACGATTAATCATTGGGGTTCTGAAGAATTATTAACAGTTAATGGGCAGGGTGATACGGCTATAGCTGGAGTTTTAAAAGTAACGAGTGGTCAAGTCGGTATCGGAACTGTTAGTCCATTAACGGATTTACATATACACTCTGGAACACCAAGAATTACGATGAGTGATAGTGGAACTGGAGCTCATCATCGAATTAATGCGGACTCTTCTGTTGGTAATTTAGCATTTGATGTTGATTATAATTCTGTCACCACAAACCCTGCATTCGTAGTTAATGTTAAAGGTGCCGAACAAGCTCGTGTAAGTGCTGGTGGTTCACTAGCAGTTGGAACTAGTGATGCAAAGGATACTTTAACAATTGCAGATCCTGGTATTGGTAATGTTGTTTCTTTAAGAATTGTTGATCCGACTGCCGCTACTTACGGAGCACATTTTAGTTTCTATGATACTCAAAATGAAGTTCGAATTGGTGGAATTAATGATTCTACAAAACGAGCAGTGCTGAGAATTCATAGAGATTCTCCAAGTGATGTGCTTTTTGTTTCATCACTTGGTAGATTAGGTGTCGGAAATACGAACCCAACATCAAAACTTCATGTTACTGGTGATGCAAAAATTAGTGGAGTCGTGACTGCTACATCATTCGAATCAACAGTAGCAACAGGAACTGCACCATTCGTAGTCGCATCCACAACAAAGGTAACAAATTTAAACGCAGATTTATTAGATGGTAAATCTACGGCAAACGGTGCTGCTGGAAATACTGTAGTTATTCGTAATGCAGCTGCAGGATTTAGTGCAGCTGATGTAAATTTTGCTAATTTAAATGTATCTGGTGTTTCTACCTTCACTGGAAACGTATCAATCGCAGGAACATTAACATATGAAGACGTAACGAATGTAGATGCCATAGGACTTATCACAGCAAGAAATGGTATTCATGTAACTGGAGCTGGTGTATCAGTAACTGGTATATCTACGTTTATTAATAATGTTGAGTTTCAGGATAGTATTGGTGTTGGAACTCCAACACCAAGTAATAATTTACATGTTGTCGGAACTTCTAAAATTGAAGGTGCTGCAACATTTAACAATGATGTAACGATTAGTAGACCCAATACTGCAACATTAACAGTTGAGACATCTGCACTTTCTAGTTATGATGCACTAATCAAAATACGTGGTGCAAGAACAGGTCTCACCAATGATACATCAATGTTGCAGTTTGATAATAGCACAAATGCACCATATACCCTGGCGCAGATAGCTGCACAAGATCCAGCTGCAGATCACACACAGGGTAAAGGTCAATTAATTTTTAGAACTAATTCTGGTTTTAATATTATTGAAAGAATGCGTATTCAGACAGGTGGTAATGTTGGTATCGGAACTAATAATCCTAGTGCACAATTACATATCGGACCAAAAGATGGTGATGCAACACCTCATTTATATCTTGCTTCTGCAAATAATGACTATGGATTCAGAATCGATACTGATGATTTACTTGGAGGTAATGTTCCATTAAGAATATTTGCAAGATTCAATGGAACTGACACTGAAAGAATTAGAGTAAATCAAAATGGTAATGTTGGTATAAACAGCTCAATTCCTTTACACAAATTAGATATTAGAGGAGATATTAATTTCAATAATAATATGTTGATCTCTCATGCTGAAGTTGGAAACGCAAATAATATAGATCATATCTGGCATAGTGATATTGCAAATTATGGAACAGGTGGAACATGGAACTTTGTTTCTGATGGAACAGCAAAACGATCAGGAAACTCTGCAATTCAGATTGGTTACTTAAAATCTGGTCTTGGTGGACATCTACTTGGCGATGTTGGTATCGGAACTACAAATCCACAAGCAAGATTAGATATTGATGGTAATTTAATTGGAAATGGTAATGTTGGTTTTGGAACTGTTACTAACAGTGATGTCAGACTTAAAGTTACACATGATGGACTTAATAAAATTATACAGCAATGGGGAGGTTACCAAGGTTCAACCGCTGGTCACAGATTTATGGAGTTGTATTCTCCACCAACTGACGATAATAGTGATTACTTCAAATTCCAAACAGGTAATGCGATTAAATTTAGAATTGATGGCACAGATGTATTAAATCTTAAATCTGATTATAAAGTCGGTATCGGAACTGATAATCCAGATCGCATTTTTCATGTAATGAACGGTAGTGCTGGTAGTGTTACTGCTGATAGTAATGCTGTTATGGTAGCAGAAAATAGTGATCATACTATTATACAGATGCTATCACCAGCGAATAAGAGCAATCGTATAATGTTTGGTGATCCAGGTGATACTAATGCTGGTCAAATTAGTTACGATCATAATATTGATACTCTACAATTTCAAGTTAATGGTAGTGAAGCATTTCGCATCGGTGCCAGTGGTGAATTAAGTGTTACTGGTGTGACGACCATCAGTGCTGGTTCTTTTGGTAATAACGTCACCACTGGTGGAAGAACTTATGCGACTAATGTTGATCTTCGAGTCTCTTCATTGAGATGTGGTGTTGTTGTTCGTAATATGAATGATTACAGGACTGATAATACCTATAACTCTGCTTTCATGGTGTTGGATCCTTATACTAATGTAGCTAAAACATATGCGTTTAGAGCAGCAGAAGGTACAGGACCTAATAATCTTGCTGGTAGCACAGCAACATTAGCTGATACTTTCTGGGTGAAGACTAATGGAGATGGTTATTTTTCTGGTGATGTTGGTATCGGAACTACTAGTACATCCAAGAAATTTGAGGTATATACAGGTTCATCATCAGTATTAATTAAAGGTAATAATTCTGGAGCACTTCATATAAATCCAAATTCTACTGGAGGAGGACAAGAGACACTTATAGGACAGGCAAATGGTGATTTAAGACTTCTATCAGGTTCTGGTGGATATCAAGCAGATCGGGCAAATATTCTGTTAAAGAATTCTAACAAGAACATTATAATGAATGCAGATGCTCCTACTGGCGTAGTTGGTATCGGAACTGATAGTCCAGATCACCAACTACATGTAGTCCAGAAAAGCACTGATTCATATGGCACTGGAGTTGCTAGATTTGAATTTTACGACACTGATGATTCTGGTGGTGATCAACACTATGATGCTAGATTTATACCCACAGGAACATATATTAAATCTTTTGTTACGGGTGCTGGCACAGATTTCTTAATTGTTGATCAAGATAATACCGCAGGTAGAAAATCTTTTGCCGTCGAGAGTAATGCTGGAAACCGAAAAACTTTTACCGTAGATTCTGCTGGTAATATTGGTATTGGAAATGATGATCCAGCTCAAAGACTTCATATAGATAATGGATCTTCTCCAAAGGATGATGGTGGAATATTAGTTCAGAACGTTCTTTATGCTGCTAATCAGGACAAACCATATCTAATTATTGGATCGCAAAACTGGACAGGTGCGACTACAAACTGGGGAACCTATGGTTTCCAACATCGTATCAAAGTTGATGGTACTGGTACTCCAAGAATTACAATTGATAACCCAAGTGGAGAGATTATTGCTTTTACTAGTGGTAAAAAAGTTGGTATCGGTGTAACAAATCCAACTCATCTATTACAGGTTAATGGTTCATTCGCCGCAACAACTAAGTCATTCGTAATTGATCATCCAACCAAAGAAGGAATGAAACTTCGTCATGGATCATTAGAAGGTCCAGAAAATGGAGTTTATGTTCGTGGAAGGTTGAAAGATAATAATAAGATTGAACTTCCAGATTATTGGACAGGATTAGTTGATGAAGATACAATTACCGTTAATTTAACTCCTATCGGAAGTGAATCTACCCTACATAAGGTGATAGATATATATGATAATACAGTGGTTGTAGGCTCTGAAGATGGAAACATCAACTGTTTTTATACAGTATTTGGAGAAAGAAAAGATGTCGAAAAAATGGAGGTGGAGTACTAATGGGACGTATGATTTTTAAAATAACAAATTCCAATCAAATTGAAGTATTAGACAGTGATTTTGAAGAACAAGACTTTAAGATAATATCGTCGGATAGTGATTCGAGAACTATAAGACTATCTACTGTAGATGAAGATTTAGAGGTAATTGAGGATGAGGATATAGAATAATGGCAACATATACTAGTACACAATCAGGTAATTTTAGTGCTTCTTCAACATGGGGAGGGTCTGGTGTTCCAGGTGATGGTGATGTATTTAATGTAACTTATGGTCATACAGTAACTATTGATACTGGTATCTCTATTCCAACAAATGGATACGCTGATAGTTATGTTTATGGAATTCTTCAGAGTCAATCTGGTGCAAACACTACTCTTAGAATGAATGGAAGATTGTATGTTAAAGGTGGGACTGGGTACGAAAGTCTAGGTCTTCTCCATTTAAGAGATGGTGCAACAATTCAAATTAACGGAACATCTGCTGATCGACATGGTATTTACATAGAAAATGAAGAAGGAGCATCGTTTATTTTTGAAGGTTCTGATGGAATGCCATCCACAACTTTATCATCAGGAAAGAATGAAGGTTCAACATCACTCGCAGTGGCGAGTGGAACTAATTTTACTACGGGTGAGTGGATTGCTGTTTTTGATAACACCACAAATTATAGTACTGAAAACAATAACAATACACAACAACATCAAGATGAGGGGTTTTGGATTCATGAGGTAGATGGAAATACAATTTACTTTAGAATTTTTGGTGGTCCAGATGACGTAACAATTTCCAGTGTTTCTACTGTTAATGATACGGATATAACAGTTTCCAACGCAAAAGTTTTTAGAGAAGGTCAAACAATTATTTTTGGAACGGGTACAAATAGAAATATTAAAACAATTTCTAGTATATTTTACGATCAAAATATAATTAGATGTGATAGTACGGTTGATAATTCACCATCTGTAGTTGGTCAAACTGTTTATCTCACTGGTACAGAGAAAATTCACAGCAATTCAAGTAAAGTTCGTAAAGTTGCAACAATTACAACGGCAGAATCTGCAAGTGGTACAAATACCATTACAGTAGCAAACTCAAATATGTTCACGGCTGATGATGAGATTTGGATTGAGATGAGATCTGAAGCAGCTGGGTCAACTGATTATGAAGGTGGTTATGATCGTAATAGTTATCAAAAAGCAGGTTGGTTCAGACAAGTTATACAATCAGTAGATGGTAACACAATTACGTTAACTGCAAACTCTAATTACAAAGTTGTTGAAGGTGCATTAGTTTCCAGAATGAGTCGTAATATTGTTATCGAAACTGTTGCCACCGATGGTAGTGATTATGGATTTTTCTATGCCGAGCACCTTACAGGCAATACTGGTTATAATAGAAAAGGGATTGCGAAAGACGTTTATTTTAGAAATGTTGGTAATAATGATGCTAACCAAGAGTGTGGATTCACTATTCGTGGACATTGGAGCACTGATAATTTAGCAGTAACAATAGGTCAACAAGTACCTTCAATAGCAAGAGCACCATGGCTCGAAGGTATTGTTGTTTATGCTTATCCAGAAAACACACACCGAAGAGACTGGGGTCCATTGTGGTTATGGGACGCTCGTTATGCAAAAGCTAGATGTTGTATGACCATGAATGGTGAAGATGGTTTAGTTGCTTATTATGAACCAGGACAATCAATTGTTAATTGTATATCTGTGGCTGCCAGAGAAAGAGGTATGAGAGTTGAAGGTGGCACTGAGGCTTATGAATATGCTTATAATTACGTTAGTAGAACATATTGGGGTGCTAGATTAGTATCTTATTATGAAAATGGATTAGGTTTTCATGATAATATTTTTGACTCTGGTGTTTATGGAATGCAGTTAGTTAGTTCTAATTCAGGACCATTTATATACAGATGTAGATTTAGTGGATGGAGATATGGATTTCAGAACAATGACAGTGATATGTCACTTATATACTGCCATGTAAAACCACTTAGTGGTTATGTAAACGTTGATGCTGGCACAGGAACTAATACAGGGGGCAACGCTTGGAATGATAGGTTCTTTAGAAGTAATCATTATTTACCAGTCAGAAGTATTGAACATAAATATGAATTTGATGCTTTAAGAATTTATGGATATAATTATGAAGCATTTTGGGATAACTCAGAACGTGCATGGAGATTTTTCCGTAGACATGATAATGATGGGAATGCATCGTTATCACACAGAATCGATATTCCAGCGAACACAACAGTAAATGTATCTGCTTATGTTAAATTAGCACCTAGTTTTTCTGGTGCATATCCTTATCTTGGTGCAAGGGATCAATATAGCACTGTTGGTGAGAATCGTATTGGTAATGCTGGTGGTGCAGATAGTTCTCAATGGGCGGGAAAAAGATATTTTACTCAATATACTAGTGCTGCTGCTTCTGGATATGAACAAAAAACATTAACTATTACGTCTAAACCATATCCAAGATGTTATGCTATTGGAGTTTATAGTAATAATAGAAATGCTACTGAGGGATATTGGGTTAAAGACTTATTTGCTTTTTTTGATAAAGCATATCAAATTTCTCCTTTTCATACAGTAAATTGCATGAACCTCTTTTCTCCAGTGCCTGTTAGTGTTGGAATAAATACTTTTGCAAAACCATCAATAAGATTAGGTGGGAGGATTTTTTAAATGTCAGATGTATTAATTACGCCTGCGAGTTCAAAAATTGAATTTAAAGATGCGTCGAGTAATATTGATGGCACCGTCAAGTTAGATTCTGATGGAAATTTAGAATTAACTTCTAATAATGGTATTTCTTTTGGTGATACTTCTTCAGATATTTTTATTGGAAATGGTACTGATAATGTAGATCTTAAATTTGAAGCTGATGGATCAATAACAGGGACATCGGGAGTTACGTTAACTCTAGGATCAAGTAATTCAAACGTTAAAATTACATCTAATGAGCTATCAATTAATGCGACTTCAGGTATCATTACTGCATCGTCACTTGTTGCTGATACACTTAAAAGTAATGATAATGTTGTAATGCTCACTACAAAACCTGGTGGGTCTACTACTAATGTTGCAATTGGTAGAAGTGCTCTTGAAGATATAACCACCGCTGTAGAATGTGTTGCCATTGGAGAGGAAGCTTTGTCATCATATACAGAAGATGCTAATAATATAGAGGGTCAAATTGCGATTGGTTATCGTGCCATGAAGAAATTTACCATTGAGAATTCAAATGGTGGTACTGATGGTTCTGGTAGTGGACATAATATTGCAATTGGAAAACTAGCATTATCAGAAAACGTAAAAACAAACGGACATATCGCAATTGGTTACGGAGCTCTGTGGCAGTTGAATAAGGATAGGACAACCTCTGGTGAATCAAATGGAGCAAATAATATCGCAATTGGTTATCTAGCCTTACGTGGTACTCTTGGTACAAATACCTTTAGAGGATCATATAATATTGGGATTGGTTGGGTCGCTGGTCAAAATTTATCGCACGGAGCACAATATAATACTATAATTGGTCCTGCAAATACGGGATCAACATTAGGTGATGCAGATAATAATCTGTTATTAGGATATCAAGCAGGTGGAAGTAGTTCACCAAGTGGAATGCTTTCTAATAGTAATAATAATGTTGTTCTAGGTAATAATAGTATATCTAATTCCTACATTAAGGTTGATTGGACTGTTACTTCAGACAAGAGAGATAAAACAGATATTGAATCATTTACTCATGGATTATCTTGGATCAATAAATTAAATCCTGTTACGTATAGATGGGATATGAGGTCGAACTATGAAGATGGTATACCTGACGGAAGTAAAAAAGAATCTAAATTGAATGTTGGTTTGATTGCACAAGAGGAATTAGAGGTTGAAAAGGAACACGGATATGCGAATACCTCTGATGATATGTTGATATCTCATATAAATCCAGGTGGTTCTTATGGTATGCAGTATTCGAAGTTAGTTCCTGTTCTGATAAATGCAGTTAAGGAACTCTCTGCAAAGAATGATGCACTCGAAGCACGTATCAAGGCACTAGAGTCTGGAGGTAGTTGATCTTGACATCTGTAGGTTATTGTTCTATAATTTATAAGATTTAATAATTTTTTAATTAGTTAAAATAGATAAATAAAATTTTAAGACGCATATGAACTTTGCAGTTTATTCGAAAGAGGGATGTCCATATTGTGAAAAAATAAAAAAAGTTTTAGACTTGACAAAAACTAGTTACGTGGTGTATAATTTAGGAGAGCACTTTGATAAAAAATCTTTTTATGATGAATTTGGTGAAGGTTCTACTTTTCCTCAAGTCATTGTTGACGGTCAAAAGTTAGGAGGTTGCATTGACTCAATCAAATTCCTCCAAGAAAAAAAAGTTATCAACGTCTGAGATAAATAAAACAAATCTCACGGTTGACCGTGGTACTGAACTCATCCTTAACAGGAGAAAAAAAGGAGGTAAAATGGTGGATACAAATGTTTTATTAGTTATCGCATTACCAATTGCTTTTTTACTCTATATTCTTGGAATTGTTAGTGGATGGTTAATTCGAGATTACATGATGAATTATCAAGAAATTCCAAGACCACATCCAGAGATGTTTGATCAAAATGGGAATTTAGTTCCTGATGATATTGTCGCATTTAGATTTGAAAATTATGACAACAACGAAGAAGACGACGACTAAACCTAGAAAACCTAGAACGTTTTCGGTACAAAAACCTGTAAGTCTTGACTTACCAAGAAATCCTTTTATATTTGAGATATTAGATTTAGTATCAAAGCAAAGAACAAAGGCAAAAAAAATCGAAGTTCTTAAAAGATATGAAGAATTACCATTAAAGGTAATCCTCATTTGGAATTTTGATGAGAGTGTAGTAAGTATTCTTCCACCTGGTGAAGTTCCATACACAGGATATGATGATCAAAATGTTTATAAAGGAGGTGTAAGTGCCAAAATTACAGAAGAAGTGAGATCCATGCATGCCAAAGGTAATTTCTCATTAGGAGTTAGTGATGGACAGGGACATACCACAATTCGTAGAGAGTCAAAGCATTTTTACCGTTTCATAAAGGGTGGTGATGATGGATTAAACAATTTACGTAGAGAAAGTATGTTTATTAATATACTCGAAGGATTGCATCCATTAGAGGCAGAGATAGTTATCCTATGTAAGGATAAAAAATTAGGAGAGGTGTACAAAATTACGAAAGAAGTTGTGGCACAGGCTTATCCTGATATTAGATGGGGAGGTAGATCATGAGTAGTGTATGGACATCAACTGAAAAGGACGAGTTAAAAGAAAAATATGGATGCGAAATATTAATTGAATGTGGATCAATAGATCAAGTTACATCAAATAAGTATCCATCTGATGCATACATTGTAAAGTATGAAGTGGGTGATAAATTATGTTATGATTTATCAAGAGGAACTAAAATTAGTTTGTTTGACATGTATTATGATAAATTTAAGAAGTCATTAAAATCAATTGAGTATGGTATGGGAAATATCAAACCCCAATTATGGAATTATAATAAACCAAAAGAAAAGAAAAAGAGAAGATAATATAAAATTGTAACAGAAATTACAAAACTTCTTGACTATATAGTGTGGGTATGCTAACATACCTTTACGTTCATCCAAATGATAGAACTCACACTACTCGCAACACTTCTGTCTGAACATAATAGTTTCCACTGGGAGATGTCATGTGCAGATTGGAATCGCAACAGAATAGAGATACTCAGTGATGGGGATCTAAACTCTGACGCACACGAGTACCTAATAGATTACCTTCGTACGAAAGTTGAAGGTGAATGTGATGCTTTTATTATTGGACGCAAGTAAGCCGACACGGAACGGGTTCGTTCATCCCTACGGGGACGCAAATGCCGACTGAAGGAACGGGATTAAAAACCCCTACTACTACAGGAGAAAACCGATGGCAAAAGTCACATACCGTGGTGTTATCTATGACACCGACAGAAACAAAGCAAAGCAGACTAACAAGGTCGATCTAACTTACCGTGGTGTAAGACAAGAAAAAGAACTTACAAGTATTAAATGATTGAAACTCTAGAGATTTGTTTGGCATCTGCCATCTTTCTCACAATCATAACTGCTGAAGTTAAGTTTCTGTATGGAAAATAAAACGAAGGGGGTTGATCCCCTTCTTTTTTTATGTTATAATGTGAAAAAAAGAAAAATGTGGAGTCCTGTGTGGATTTGGGAATCTGAAATTCCTCATAATATATGCGATCAAATTATAAATTGCTCTAATCAAATAGAATATGAAAATGGATTAACACAATCTGGTGAAGATGATGGCAGACAAGTTGATATTAAATTTTTATATGAAGAATTTAATTGGATTAATGCTTTAATATGTGGTTATGGTCTATTTGCAAACTGTAAAAATTTTAAATATGAATTATCAAAGTGTGATATAGAGGGAGTTCAACTATCTCGATATACATTAGGTCAATTTTATAATAAACACATTGATTTTTATGGTAATCCTGATACAAAATCGCACACTAGAAAATTAAGTATGAGTGTTCAATTATCAGACGAAAATTCTTATGATGGTGGTGATTTGATTATATATTTTGGTGGGGAGAAGTATATTGCTCCTAAAGTAAAAGGAACTGTTATAGTATTTGACAGTAGATTAACACACGAAGTTACTCCTATTACTAAAGGAGAGAGATATTCATTAGTTAAATGGTTTCATGGTGATAATCCACTTGCATAATATTGTTTCTATGTTATAATAAATACAATGAAAATCTTGATAAATGAGAACTAAACAATTGGTGCATGATTTAAAGAAAGCACTACAACAAGATTATCTGTACAACAGGGAAGAACTTAAGTTTATGAGAGAGCAATTAAAAATTTTAGAAGAAGAGGTTATAAGATCACGAAAAGTAAAATCAAAAGGGTTCGGTAAATGAACGTAAAATTAATAAGCATCACTCCTGATGCAGAGAAAACTATGGCATATATTGCCAGAGTATCTAATCCATCCAATCAAGATAATGAAAATTATTCTGGGTTGTTGAAGTATTGTATTAAGCACAACCATTGGTCTGTCTTTGAGCAATCATCAATGACACTTGAGATTGAAACAACTCGTGCAATTGCAGCACAGATTTTAAGGCATCGTAGTTTTACGTTCCAAGAATTTTCACAAAGGTATGCTGATACAAAACTTTTAGAAACCATTGAACTACCAGAACTTCGTAGACAAGATTCTAAAAACAGACAAAATAGTATCGATGATCTTGACCCCAAGGTAATTGAAACATTGAACAAACAGATGATCACATTGTTCAGTAGTGCTTATTCATTATATAATCAGATGCTTGAGGATGGTGTTGCCAAAGAGTGTGCTAGAATGGTATTACCGTTGTGCACTCCAACAAGAATATACATGACTGGTTCATGTCGTTCTTGGATACATTATATTAATTTAAGATCTGCACACGGAACACAAAAAGAACATATGGATATTGCAAATGAATGCCAGAAGGTATTTACCGAACAGTTTCCTGCTGTATCCGAAGCTCTTGAGTGGGTCTAAATAACTTTACAATACTTTATAATTATGGCAACATATCCCGTTAAAAACATAGAAACTGGTGAGACCAAGGAAGTTATAATGAGTGTTCATGATTGGGATCAGTGGAAAACAGATAATCCACAATGGCAAAGAGATTTTTCTGATCCCACTACATGTCCAGGTGTAGGTGAGGTTGGGGAGTGGAGAGATAAATTGGTTAACAAAAATCCTGGTTGGGGTGAGGTTCTAAAGAGTGCTGAAAAATCTGGAGGTATTTCTGGAAGATTAGCAAACAAAGGATCTTATGAATCTTCAACTCAATCTGCTAGAGAGACAGACTAAAAATGCCAAGAAGAAAAAGAGGATCAAGTTCAGATCAACCTATTGGAGTTGGTTTAACTGCGAAACAAATGAAGAGAAAAAAACCATTGAATAATGGTTATCTCATTGATATTGAACCACTATCAGAAAACCAGAAAAAATTGTTTGATCTTTATGATGATCAAAAAAATATAGTTGCTTATGGTTGTGCAGGAACTGGTAAAACTTTTATTACTTTGTACAAGGCACTTGCCGATGTTTTAAATGAGAGCACTCCATATGAAAAAATTTACTTAGTAAGATCTCTTGTATCCACAAGAGAGATTGGTTTTTTACCAGGTGATCATGAGGATAAAGCAGACATCTATCAGATACCATATAAGAATATGGTTAAGTACATGTTTCAGATGCCCTCTGATGCAGACTTTGAAATGCTTTATGGTAATCTAAAAGCACAAGAAACAATTAAGTTTTGGAGCACTTCTTTCATTCGTGGAACTACTTTGGATAATGCGATCATTATTGTTGATGAGTTTCAGAATTTAAATTTTCATGAACTTGATAGTATTATTACTCGTGTTGGTGAAAATACAAAGATTTGTTTCTGTGGTGACGCAAGTCAGACTGATTTAGTTAAAACAAATGACAAGAATGGTATCGTCAACTTCATGAACGTCTTGCGTAAAATGCCATCCTTTGGTATAATAGAATTTGATATTAATGATATAGTTCGTTCAGGACTTGTTAAGGAATATCTTTTATCGAAACTAGAGATAAATTTTGATGTTTAATCATGTAGACTTAGACCTTGAACCACTTGAGAGAGAAACGATTGATGGTGTTAGGTATTATAAAATTCCAGATGAAGAGGAACTAGTAAAATTAGTTTCAATAACTTCTATTACTAGTCATTTTAATAAACAAATCTTCCTTGATTGGAGAAAAAGAGTTGGTAATGAAGAGGCAGATCGTATTACAAAATCTGCCACGACTCGTGGGACAGATATGCATACACTTACTGAGCATTATTTGAAGAATGAAAAGTTACCAAAAGTTCCTCCCATATCTGATTTTTTATTTAAAATATCTAAAAAAGAACTAAGTAGAATTAATGAAATTCACACTCTAGAAGGTGCCCTATATAGTAAACAACTAGGAATTGCTGGAACTGTCGATTGTATCGCAGAACATGATGGTGAATTAGCAATAATAGATTTTAAAACATCTAAGAAACCGAAACCACGAGAGTGGATTGAACATTATTTTGTTCAAGCTATGGGGTATGGTTGTATGCTATATGAGATGAAGAATATAGCAGTTAAAAAATTAGTCATTATTATGGCATGTGAAAATGGAGAATGCGTTGTTTATGAAGAAACTGACAAAGCCAAGTATATCAGACTTCTTGGTAAATACATCGACAAATTTGTCAAAGACAAACTGGAGTTTTATGGAACCAAGCAAAGAACTTGAAAAAGCAATGGAGAGTAAGTTTCTAACTCCTACAAAGTTTTCGATGGAGATAGAAAAAATAGTTGCTGAAGAAAAATTAAATTACATTGATGCGATATGTCAGTATTGTGAGATGAATGACATAGAGATTCAATCTGTAACAAAACTTATTACAAAACCTCTTAAAGAAAGGTTGAAATATGATGCAATTCAGTTAAACTTTATGAAGAAGACTTCTCG